AATCTAAAAGATGGGAATTATATACCAAGCGATTTATCCGCAATCGTTGGTAATTTTGATGATGACGAGCTAACCAAGACCTTAACGCTATATCACCCGTTGACAATGGAAAAATTAGGTGAGAAAAACATTGGTGAATTGGCGCAGCAGTTAGAGATTTGGCTGTTTAGTTATATGGTTGAACTAGATAAACGCCAGCAGCAACCACCAACCGATACGCCAACGAATTAACAAAACATAAGCCACCGATTAGGTGGTTTTTTAATGGGTAAATTATGAACCTACTAGACAAAATCAAAGCCGATATCGCACGGCATGAATTGATGGCGTGCCATGACTTGCAAGGTCAACTAGCTGCTATTGATGTCAAAGCGTTAGCGGTATTGGGCACGGATAACGAAACACCTAGCTACAGCGTAGATAACCGCACAGCTACTATCAAAGTGCGCGGTTTGCTTATCCCAAGCGCCAGCCGTGATTATGGCGGCTGGGTAACAGGCTATAACTACATCAATCAGTATCTAGCTAAAGCAAATAATGACCCGTTTGTTGAGGAGATTATCTTAGATATCGACAGCGGTGGCGGTTATGTCAAAGGCTTAGATGATGTGATTGAGACTATCGCTAATCTATCAAAACCGATTACCTCGTATGCCAGTGGTGATATGTATTCAGCCGCTTACTACCTTGGGTCAAGCACCGACAACATCACAGCCGAAAAAGATAGCGGTATCGGTTCAATCGGTGTGTATGTGGTGCATGAGGAGTCAAGCAAAGCACTTGAGAAATGGGGCGAGACGTACTCGATTTTTCGTAGCGGCAAGTGGAAGGGCGCGTTTAACTGGTTTAGCCCGTTAGCAAAGCACGAAAAAGAGCGCCTACAACAAGGCGTTGATGAAGCAGCAAGCCTATTTTTTAACCATGTAGCTTATAAGCGCAACATTGACACCATGACAATCGCAGACTGGCAGGGCGATACATTTAGTGCAACCAAAGCCAAAGAATTGGGATTGATTGACGAGATTGTCGGTAAGACAGTCACACAATCACCCATTGATAAATTTTTAGAAACCAAAGCCGAATCATCGGCAACCACAAATCCACAACCTAAGGAGTTAGATATGGATTTAGTACAGGCGTTAGCCGAAAACAGCAATCTAAAAGCGCAGGTTGCTGATAAAGAGACGGCTTTAGCAAGCAAAGACGCAAAAATCGCAGAATTGCAAGCAAAGCTTAACGAGCAGCAAGCAAGCAACCGCAATAAAGCAGTGGCAGACCTTGAAGCAAAAACAGGCAAGACATTTAGCGATGCGGAAAAACAAGCATTTGCGGGTATGTCTGACGATCAATTTGCACTCGTTACAAGCATGGCGGAGTCAAACAAACCCGTAATGCCAGCGTCACTACAACAAGCGCAAATCACCGCAGGCAATACCGAGTCAACAGGCTTGGCAGGTGTGGTCGCAAACTTAGCAAAGGGGGCAAACAATGCTTAAAACTACCGTAACTTATACCGCAAACGATGGCTTAGTCATCGGCGATGGCGTGCAGACAGACAGCGTAAAACCAACCGCAGCAACCGCTTACAAACGCGGTGACTTACTTGTCGTAGGTGCGGGCAATGTCGCAACGCATACCACCGATGGCGCGGACTGGTCGGTGATTTGTCTTGAAGATGTGACCGCAGAACAATCCGATGCAGCCTTAGCCGCAGGCGTTGAAATTCCTGTCTACACCCAAGGCGAATTTAATGTAAACGCGGTATCTATCAAAGGCGTAGCATTAACCACCGAGCAAAAAGCCGCCGCCCGTGGTCGTGCCAACAGCGCAACCGCCATCGAATTACGCACCCCATTTGGAGCTTAACTATGCCTTTAAATATTACTATCTCAAATCAGCCACTTGAGCTGTTTACGCCAAATGAATTGGCAATCGTGACCAACGTGGTCAAGCCTATCAACACGCAAGTGTTAGATATGTTTTTCCCCAACAAAGTTGCGTTTAACAACCGTGATGATGTGCCACTTGAACAACTTGATACCACTGAGCCATTAGCGCCTTTTGTATCACCGATGGCACAAGGTAAGCCACTGGTGCAAAATGGTAGTTACAAACGTGACGCGGTACAAGCGGCCTACTTAAAGCCTGCACAAACAATCACGCCACAAAATGTATTTGATTTAACCCTGCTTGCTCGTATCCGTGATGCGGGCATCATCAGCAATGTCAATCAATTGACGCTCGAAGAAAAGCTACGTGTGGCGCAGATTGCAGGTTTTGACTATCTGCATCGCTCAATCATCAATCGTAAGGTATTGATGGGTATCGATATCTTGACCACCGGTAAAACCATTATCATTGGTGACGATATGCCACAGCGTTTGGTTGACTTTGGTCGTCATGCTGATCTTAAATTTGTGCCAGCCGTGAAGTGGAATGAAGCAAATGCAACGCCAGTGACTGACATTGAAACCATGGATGGCTTATTAGCTGACCATGGTGGTGTATCAGCATCCGATGCGCTAATGTCATCTAAAGTATTCAATGCGTTAATCAAGAATAAAGAGTTCAAAGAACGCTTTGTCGAGCCAAACGGTGCCAATGCACCATCGCCATTTGCCCCACAATTCAACAAAACCGAAGGTGTGCAATACCGTGGTCAACTTGGTAGCAAGCGCTTTTGGACGTTTGACGAAAGCCACAAACTAAATGGCAAAGAGCAGCGTTACATTGATGCCACTGGCTTTTATCTGATTGCAGACCGCTCAGGCTACCAAGCTCAGTGTATGATTCAGCACCTTGAAGCGGATGGCGCGGCGATGGAGTTTTTCGACTACCAGGTGGTGCAGTCTGATCCATCGGCGATTAAGCTAATCACTGACTCGAGCCCACTGCTTGTACCTAGCAACGTCAATGGCGTGGCAGGTGGTACAGGCTTTGTTGCCTAATCAAACAACCTAACTAAGCTCCGATAATGGGGCTTTTTTTACGTCTAAATAAAATGGAGAAAACCATGAAACAAGTAAAAACGCTACAAAGCATCGGTCAATACAAAACTGGTACAACTATCAATGTTTTGGCTGATGCCGAAGTTGAAAAACTGGTCAAGGCGGGCAAGGCAGTAGAGGGCTTAACTGAAAGTCGTGCCGCTGAACTCGTTGAGCTGGGCGCGGTGGAAGAAGTTGAAGAAAAGCCAACTGCTAAAACCACCACCAAGACCACAACCGCTAAAGCCAGCATTACCGGTGCTGATTTAAAGCCATACGCTGAAACCACCGAGTAACTGCCATGTACGCAACCCGTGAGGATATGCTAGTACGATTTGGTGCGCATGAAATCGTACAGCTTGAAAATATGCACATTGACGGGCTAGATGCAACGGATAAAGCATTAAAAGACGCTACAGAGCAAATCAATAGTTATCTATCAGTGCGCTATTCAACGCCAGTCAATAAGACTGAGTATTTAACCGTGGTTGCTTGCAATATCGCAAGGTATCGCTTGTATATGGTTGAAGCCACAGACGAGGTGAAGGCGCGTTACGATGAAGCGGTGGCATGGCTTAAAGATGTTGCGGCTAAAAAGGCAAATATCACTTTTGCAGAGCCGCTAACAGCCGATGAGCAAAGCAAAACCTACATCAAAGCGGTAACGCCTATCGGTGGTAGTTATCCCGGGCAGTATTTTGGTGACGATGTGTTTGCCACTATGCCCACGATTAAAGGCGGTTTTTAATGCGTATCGAGATTGATTTTGATGGCAATCAAAGCGTGATTAATGCGTTATCGGGCTTGTTGTTTGACGCGCCAAAGTTTAACGAGTTTGCAAACGATGTCGGCAGCGAGATGGTTTATCAAACGCAGCAAAACTTTGAAAATCAATCATCACCCGATGGTGTGCCGTGGCAAAAATCACTAAGGGCAATCGCTCAAAGTGGTGAGACGCTACGAGATACAGGTAGGCTATTAAACTCAATCACCTTTAACCCGATGCCCGATGGTGTCGAGTGGGGTACAAACGTGGTATATGCGCCTTACTTGCACTATGGGGCGCATATTAAGGCTAAAAACGCTGAGTTTTTGCGATTTAAAACCGCTTATGGTTGGGTACAAAAAAAAGAGGTGTTTGTGGTAGCGCGTCCGTTTATGGGCTTTACACAAGCTAATCAGCAATATGTTATCAACACACTAAACAGGATTTTAAGCAATGATTAACTTTTTTAGCGCGTCAAATGAGTTAAAAACCTTGCTTGAAGGCACTGGGTTATTTAAGCGTGTGGCGGTATTGCAATCACTCAATGATGTATCAGTACAAAAGCAAATCACCCCAGCCGCGTACATCGTCTATCGTGGTCATAGCGTGCTAGATACCGCAGGACAGGGCAGCCGTGTGAAATACACCCAAAACTACACGGTTGTTTTTACCATTGCTAATGCTCAGTCGCAAAACACAGCCGATAATCTGATTGATGACGCGGGGGATTTTATCATCAAGGCATTACAAGCAATTTTAGGTTTTAAACCCAACAACAAGGCGGCATTTGTACCGACAGGTAACGATATCGCAGGTTTTGACAATTCATTCTCTTATATCCCTTTTACTTTTAAGACAATCATTACGCTATAAGGAGTCATTATGGCAAATCGTTATTTTAGTGGGCAAGGCAAGCTACGCATTGCCACTATCGTTGCTGGCGTGGTAGGTGCATTGCGTGACGTGGGCAACGTATCAGCATTATCGCTTGAGACATCAGTTGATGAAGTCGAGCACAAAGAATCCGAGTCGGGTTTTCGTGCGACTGACCATGTGCTAGTCACAGGGCAAACCATGACAATCGGCTTTACTACAGACAATCTAAACGCTGATAACTTAGCATTGGCGTTCAAAGGTGCTGTGCAAACCGTCAAGGGTGCTACCGTAACAGACGAACCCAAAACATTAGCTAAGGGCGATAGTTGGCAGCTACAAGGCGGTAAAATCACTGATTTAGTTATCACTGATAGCGCAAGTCAGCCACTCGTTGCCGGTACAGATTATTTGCTTGACGCTAATTTTGGTCGTGTGACGTTTGTCTCAACTAGCCAAAGTCTGACCCAACCGCTTAAAGCAAGCTACAAACACGGTGATAAAACACGCATCGAGTTTTTAAGCCAGCCACAAGGCGAGTATTACCTTGTATTTGATGGTCTAAACACAGCCGAAAGTAACGCGCCTGTTAAGATTGAAATCTATAAAGCTAAAATCAATCTTGATGGCTCGTTTGATGTGATTAACGATGAGTACGGTGAGCTGCAATTTACCGGTCAAGTGCTCATGACTGACGGCAAGATGGCAAACATCGAATTGTTATAAGCAGGTTTACGATATAAAAGGCACTTTTCGGAGTGTCTTTTTTTATTTTAGTCATTAAGGATTTTTTAAGATTTTTAATCACTGGGATAAATTATGGATCAGTTAACAATCAACGGTAAAGCCATCGTCATCCGACCTATGACCGCGCAGGATTACGGCAATTATGGCTTGGGTATGTACCCATTTTTGGACGAACTAGACGCAGTATTGGCAAAGTCAAACGGTCAATTATCTGCCAAAGAGTTGTTTAGATTGGTCGGTAAGCATAACGAGCAATTTATTGTCTATGCTGCCAATGCGACAGGGTTAGAGTTTAACGAGATTAAAGTATTGCCTTATCAAGATTATCTAGCACTGTGCAAGACGATTGTAAGTGAGCATAAGGATTTTTTTTTGACATCGTTAGACAGTCTAGTCGAAATACAAAACGCCCTAACAAGTCGAATCGTCAACCAAGCATCGCAGAATGTTACTACTATTTTGAGTGCCTTGTCGGACAGCTTATCGCAAGCGGACATCAACGCACCGACATTATGATGATGCCTTACAAGCAGTTTATGGGCTATCTATACGCTGCCAAAGCGCAAAAGATACAATCACATAAAATGCTAATTAATGCGATGCGTATCGCACAGGCAGACAGTAAAGATTTAACCAAATACCTAGCAGAGATTGACGAATGGCTAAACTAACCAACCTTAAGACAAACACGGTCATTGAGCTACCATACGATTTATACCCAACCGATGATTTAAACTGGTCCCCGATTGCCGCTACAGGCGTTTACACACTAAGCGGTTCGTATGACGTACAACAAGCGGTAAAACTGGCTGGCAAGCCTATGACGCTGCAATCTGATGATGGGCTAGGCTTAATCACCCGTGATACGGTCAACAAGCTGCACGAACAAGCGGCGATACCTGAGGCGACATTTACACTTGAGTATGTAGCAGATGGGGTGACAAAAATTGTCAATGTCATGTTTGACCATGAAGCAAGTTCCATTGAAGCGACACCATTTAAAGGCTTTAACAGCCCAAACTTAGACGATTATTTCGCAGTGACGCTAAAATTTAAGACGGTTTGATATTGTGTTTTGCTAGACACCTGTTTATGATTTGAGTATCTGAAACATTAGAGAAAGAATTATGAACATTAAATCACTTATCGCTTTTGTCGTACTCATCGCAATCGGTATTTTCGGTTATTCTTATTACTCAAGTAAAAAGCATGAGGAACGGCTAGCGATTATGCAAGCCGAGTCTGCTAAAGTACAGGCTGAAACGGCTAGGTTGGAGGCTGAGCAAAAAGAGACGGAGCGCAGCAGGGCATTTGCTGAAGCTGAAAAAGCAATTTCAGAAAATAGAGCCGCAAAACAAGTAGCAGAATCTAAAAAAATTGAGTTAGAAGCAAAAAGCGAAATAGACAAGCAAGCAAAAGAAAAGCTATTAAATTCTGCTAAAAGATTTGGCGACTTGGGCTCACTTGCTTTCAATACGCCTCGTATTGCTTTGGGTCCAATCATACGAGATATGCAAAATCTAAAAAGAGAGGTTGAGGCTATACAAACAGGCGAATGTACAGAATCTGCTAAAAAATATTTAATGGAAAGTATTGATGTCACTGTTTATAATTTTTCCGAGTTCTTCGGTGATGCTGATTTTAAGTTGAGAGGCAATGCGATGACCGAAAGTTTAGAAAAATACAGCAAGGCTATAGATTTATGTAAATAACTAAAACCCACTCAAGCAGTGGGTTTTTTTAACGCTTGGATTTCTTGCATTATCTCAGCGAGCGTTGCATCCATTTTTTTTTGATGTTCAATAGCTTCTCTTAGTCTTAATTGAAAAGAGGCATCATCGAAATCCGAGAAAGATTGCTCAAGGCGTGTGACAAGTTCAGAAGTAATAGAACGCCCACTTTGCTGCGCGGCTTGTTCTAGCTTATCTTTCAAGTCTTTAGGCATACGGAAATTAACTTGGACAATCTCAGACATATTTTATAGCCTTAAAAATATAAAGCATTATGATATAAAAAATACTTGTCATCAATAAAGCAATATGCTTTAATATAACAATGCTTTAAAAATAAAGCATATATCAAAGGAGTAATTTATGGCATTAAAAGACAAACAAGTAAATGTTCGGGTAAATCCTGAATTGATAGAGTGGCTTAAAGAATATGCGAAAGCAAGTCATCGTTCTTTAACTGCTCAATTAACTATGATTTTGGAACAGGAGAAACAACGTGTCCAAGCAAACTCAAATTAAAGACAATAAAAAAGCAGACTGCATCCGCCAAGATAATCAGTCCGCTTCTGAAACAACCAACTCACAACCAAAAGGTAATGAATCTATGAATAGTTTAACATTTAATGAAGTTAATTTCAATCCAGTGCTACAAAATGACAATCAGATTTGGCTAACATCAAGTGAGTTATCGAAAGCTTTGGGTTACGCAGATAATCGCTCAGTGAGTAAGATTTTTCAACGCAATGAGAGTGAGTTTACCGCCAAAATGACAACGGTGGTCAAATTGACCACCAATGGAATTAACAATAGTAAACGCCAAATAGATACTCGAATTTTCTCATTACGTGGCTGTCATTTAATAGCAATGTTTGCAAGAACAAAAGTTGCTCAAGATTTTCGCAAATGGGTATTAGATATTCTTGATAAAGAAGTTGGTCAAGCAACAGTTGAGCGTATAACACGCCTAACAATTTCAGCCGAACAACAAAAACAAATCCGATTTGCCATTGCTAAACGCTGCCAACAAAATAGCGTTCATTATCAAACTGTATATACCGCATTGTACGAACATTTTAATGTGCCGCGTTATACGGAATTGTTGGTAAGTGATTTTGATGAAGCCATAAAGTTTATTCAAAGCGTTAATCTTACACCGCAGATTGAAGATAAAGAATTTACTATGCTTGACGGCAAAAGCACCAATGCAGTCATGGATTATCTATTTAGCCTAAGACGTGAAATAACTCGCTTGGGTGGTAAAATTCCTGAGTTTAACCTTAGCAATGAGATAATCGCACAGGGTATCATCACCCGCATGATACAAGGTAATCGTATGATGCTTAGTTTTGATATGGAAAGTGGGGCGAGAATTAAATTTATCCCGCAAGACCACTGGGTAATCACTGAAGATAATATTGCAAATATTATTGGTGATGCAGATGGCGTGAAAAAATCTAGATTGCCCGAAATCATGAATGCCTTAATAGGGCGTATGGGATTTAGTCGTTAATTAAGACACGTTTTACAACCACAAAACCTCAGTAGAAATACTGGGGTTTTTTATTGCCAACCTGTAAGGTGAGCAAATTTTTACATTAAAGATTTACGCTTA